GACGGTTGAGTCAGCACCTGCTGGTCCCTGCGGACCTTGCGGTCCTGTAGCACCTTGTGGACCTGTCGGACCAGCTACTGTTGAGTCTTCTCCTGCAGCCCCAGTTGGACCTGCTGGACCTGTAGCACCTGCTGGACCTGTAGCTCCAGTTGGACCCGCCGGACCTGCAGCACCATCAGCTCCTGCTAATGCTGAAGCTGAACCCCAAGCACCATTAGTTTTTGGACCATATATGCTGTTATTACTTGTATCAATATAGACATCATTATCTTTACCTAAAGTATTAGCAGGTGCAGAAGATCCATGAAGGAAATTTGATTTATTCTTTGGATTGACTACATCACCTATCTCTTGTTCGGAGTATAGATTTTGATCTTGGTTGTTGTTTAAATCTGTTGCTCTAAATGAAGAACCAGACGCAAACACTGCCTTAGCAGATGAGACGTCTGTATCTCTATAGATTAGTATTTTTACTCCATTCCCAGGAGCACTTGTGAAAGTGACTTCATTAACAGCTACGCTATATTCAGTTGTTGTAGCCCCGTTAAGAGAGACTTTTATATCTTCAGTTTTTAAATAAGGGAAATTAAAAGTATAGGTGGTTAAACTTCCATTCCCATTAGTGGAATAAGTTGATACTGTGTCAGCCATTTCATTTATTTAGTATTTAATACAAGGCAGAAGAATTATTGATTTCGGTCTTATCTCGGAAGTTCCGTCAGCATCCCACTTTAATGTGAGTTCATTTGCAGGTGTTTGATATTTACCACCAAAGAATCCATCAGTAGGAAGATAGGTAGTTGTTGATTTACCCATATTAGTTTCATGAGTATAAGAACCACTAGGGTCTTGATCCCCATCGTTAATACTTTTCAAGTTAAAACTTTTCCAGTCCATAGCTTGACGAGTGGTGAAATATCCTGTACTACCACCGCCAGTAGTTCCTCTTATGTAATGACCATCTTCTATGTGAGGTAAGTTTGCACCAATAACTGCATATAAAGCAGAGAAATCAGCAGTAATACTTTGAACTGTTCCAGAACCATTTGGTACCGCATTACCATTACATATTAAGTAATTAGTAGGTGCTGTAGTACCTGCATACCAAATAACAGTACCAACAGGAGTCAGTGCATTTGCTACCGCAGTAGCTAACTTAGCTAATGTAATTTGACTATTAGCTATATCTGCTGTTGCTATAGTTGCATCTACTAAATTTGCACTAGCTACTGTTATATCAGTAGGCAATGCTCCACTACCTAACTTAGCCATTGTTACAGCGTTATCTCTTATATGATTCGTTGTAACTGCTCTATTACCATCAGTAGAAGCATCATCTTTTAACTCGAAATGAGTAACAGCATTAGTAGCTATCTCGTTTGATGTTACTGCATTTTGTTTGATTTCTGCAGTATCAACTGCGTTATCTTTTAAGTGTTGATTATCAATAACATTGTCGTTAATGCTCCAAGTGTCATTGTTTTCTATATTGATAGTAACTTTATCACCAGCAAAAGATGTTGAACTAATAGCATCAGCAGCAGTTTCTGCGATTTTAAATAATGCTTGGTTTTGATTATCATTCAACGCCTTTGCAGTTATGCTAGAGCCTGGTTCATATGTATGAGCGTTTTTATCTATCTTAGTGTTACGAACAGCTTTGATATTGTTTGTACCTATCGTTGGAACTGAAGTGAATTGAATCGTTGTACCAACAATACTGTAGTCAGATGGCGAGGTTTTTACACTACCTGCTCCAGTACCTACAGTAATGTCAACATCTCCAGGCTGTAAAAATTCAAATTCGGTAATTACATAATCAGTTTGTCCTGAAGTACCGCTGAATAATTGTTGATAAGAAGTTGCCATGGTTATCTAGTTTCTAATATGTACTCTGGGTAAGCCATTTCAGTAGACTTATCTACTTGACCTTTTTCAGAGAACTCTTTTTTAACACGTGCTTCATATTCACGTACTCTGATTTCAGTTCTCATTTCCTCTGGTAGTAGTGCTTCAGCTTGTTTCTTGGCTTTGTTATAAGCAGTTCTAATCATTGGATAGATACGTTCAAAGGATTCAGTTTCAATGGCTTCATTACTGAGACCTCCACGTCTAATCTCTTTTAAGATGTTGATATATCCTTTAGTACCATTGTGTTCTAATTTATTAGAATATCTCATTATCTTTTGTAGTTCTTTCTTAAAAGTACCTAGTTCACCCATCTTGCTCCATATCTCACTTCTCTCAGTGTTAGTCAATTCAACACCACCTGAACTCATATTGGTTTGAGGATTGACGTTAAATTCAATATCAACTAAGAATTGTTCTTCTGGAGTTAAGTCATCATGTCTCTTCATTGGGCTATAAGCATTCCAAGCTCTTACAAAGAAGTTCTCTGGATAACCTACTTTCTTACCAGTAATGAAGTTATATTTCTCAGGTAAAGCACCTTGAGGATCAACGATATCAAGGAAGTTATTTCTATTTCGTATAGCATCACCTAAGTCATCTTTAATTTCTTTTAAAGCAGGGTTCATAACTCTACCTATCTCGTTTCTAAAACCAGACATAGGCAATAAAGCATTACCAAAGTTAGCTCCCCATCTCTTAAGAGCACTACTGTTACCTTGAAGGATATCGTTTAAAGGTTCTACGTTAGATAAAACTGATTTATTGGTAAATGATGCAGCCGCTACAAATGCAAGTTTACTAAAGAAGTGCTCCTGTTGAGTAGAGCTTAGTAAATCCATATGATCAGACACATCAACTATTGTTGACATCCAATCACCTAATGGACCCATCCATTCATAGTCATACCAGCCACCATCTAAACCTTGGAATGTTTTCCTTTTCCAACCAACAGCTCTTCTTACTTTTTGACGACTCTTATCAAAATGACCATTACCTCTCAAACCTCCAGAACGTACTCTTGCAAGAACAGCTGAAGTCAGAATTGTACCAATAGCAACTTTACCTCTAACTTCAGCTCTTACAGCTTTGAAGCTATTCATAAAGTTGTTATCAAATGGTATTTTTCTTGAATCAAGTATTTCTTTTATTTCAGTTGGAGAGAAGCTATCTATAGTTCTCATACCATTAAAACCAAATAGCTTCTGATATTCCTGTGAGAACACACCCATTGGGCTATATCTACCAAATGTTTGAATAATGTTTGCTGATGTTCTAGGGAATAAAAAGTGAGGTTTAACGACTGGATATCTATCAAGTAAATTGTTTAATCCATCAACTAAAGGGCTATCAAGGTTTAAAGCTATTTCACTATTAATATATTCAACAGCTTCATCGTTGATCATTCCATTCTTATCAAACATCTGTTTGTAGATCTTCTCTGATACCTCACGTAATCGTTCGGGAGTTATTTCTACACCTTGAGATGTAAGTTCATCAAAAGCTCTAGCTTTAGCTTCAGCATTAGCAGTGACGGATCTTGAAAATCCATCAAGTGCAGTCATACTGTTAGCACCTAGACGTAAAGCTGGATCAACTGCTAATGCTTCTAAGTCTTCATATACATGAAGTAAAGCATTAACACCATCCTCTCCTTTTTCAGCAGCGGCTCTACCATACTCTTTAAGTACAGCTAAGCTTTCTTCATTCATAACAGCTATATCATCACGCATGACATAACTAACTTTATAAGGATCAGTAGAAGCTTTCTTAAAGACTAAAGTCATATGATTTAGACTTTTCTGTAACGTGTCATCTAATGAAAAATGAGACCATCTAGCTTTATTTAACGTATGCCAATCTCTATTAATGGTTGCTCCTACAATCTGTGATATAGGTCTAGCGGTTAACCCACCAAAGTTACCTACAGCAGCTTTCAAAGGTGTAGCTACAGCAGATAAAACTGAGTTATAGATATTTGATAGGAATGCTCTGTTAATAATTGAAGGTGTTTCTGGGTTCGTATCAATTATTGCTTTCTTAAATATACCTAGTTTGTTATTAACAAAGGTATTGAGCTTATATAGACCATCTACATCTCCATCTGTTAGCTCATTAGCTAATTGGAAAGCTTTTAAGAAGCCTGGATTATTAGCAGCTACCTCTTTAAGAGTATTGGTATAGTTTTTAGCACTAGGTATAAGGTCAAATTCTAACTTAGCTTTAAGATCATCACCTGCAGTTGCAGCCATTTCCTTTAAAGCACCAGCATTCTTTCTTCCTTCTTTGTTGAACTCAGATAAAGCTTTACCATAAGAACCCCATTCATACCCTGCTAAACCCTTCTCTACCATTAGATATTCAAGACGATCAGCTATTTGTTCAATAGCTCTTTGCTGTACAACAGCGTCATCCATTAGACGAACACCTTCAGCTATATCAGCTACTTGACCACCTAATGAAGTTACTAAATACGCTCTAGCTTTCTGTGAATCAAGGTCGAATATCTCATCTTTTAATACCTTAAGAGCTTTATTAACACCCCTCATACCTTTCTTACCAACCATCTTGATAGAACTACCTTCAATGGTTTGTTTGAATTCGTCTAATACTTTCATCATGTCCCCTGGTTGCATCCGAGGATCTGCAAGTATTTCGACTAAAGCATTACCAGCACTTTCAATTTCAGCTTCAGTTACTTTTTTACCACTAGCTAATTCTTTGGAGTATTTACCTCCATTCTTTATTTCTTCAGCTAATGATTTGATAAGAACTCTTTCTGTTTTGTTCTTTGTTTCTAATCCAAACTTAAGGAAAGCATCAGTAACAACACTACCTAAACGTCCATAGGTTGAATCAATGTTATTAGCAATACGAGCTGCATCAACAGCTGCGCCTAATACACCATCAGGATCTTTTGTACGGATAAGAGTTTCGTTCTGACTAAAGGCATCATCTACACCTAGAAGAGGTTCAGTAGATTCTCCTTTTGACTTTAGATACATTCCTAACTTATCTAAGTCATCTTGTTTCCTTGCTTCATTCCGTAGAACAGAGTCTTCAATAGGATTATCAGAGAACTTAACGTCAGTGAATTTATCTTTAGTTAGTTGATCTAGTTTCTTTTGTGCTGAAGGTTCAGAAGCTACAAATTTAGTAGTTCTAGTTAAGCTTTTTTGAGCTTTAAGAAGGTAAGCAGAACCTTCAATAATACTTGAGAATACATTAAAGATTGCACCTTCATTTAAGTTCTTAGATCTTTTTTGATCAGGTGTATCTTTATCGTTTGTTGCTACTGAATTAGGTATCCATTGATAAGTTCTAGGCCAGAACTTTTTTAACATACCTGTAGCATTATCATCTCTTTGGTTCTGTTTAACAGCCCAATCGACTAACGCTCCAGTACCAACATCAGCTCCAAACTTTGCAAACCAAGCAAAGGAAGCTTTATTACCTAATCTCTGTAACCAAGGTGCAGCTTGTCCAGCAGCATGAGCCTGTGCTCCTCTCTTTACTAATGCACCTCTTAAGCCAAGTGAAGGGATGACAATACCTGATATGTCACTTAAAGCTTGTCCTACTTTGCTTTCATATTCTGGTAGTCGTGGTATGTCATGTTTATCAGGTA